TAGATTACCTTACGTCGTTTACGACTATAACAAAAAGGAGTTATGTTGGTTATGGCATACTACAGAAGGCGTAGAAGCTACGGAAGAAGGACTTACGGTCGCAGGTACTATCGCAGGAGGCGCTACTGATGGTTGCCCCCGTTATAGTCGTTGCTGGAGCTATGGCGGGTTCTTCCATCCTCAACTATGTTCTCAATCAGAAGACTACCCGCGCTCAGATAAGGCAGTCAGATTATATCGCAGATTACACGAGGCGCTATAATGCCGAGAACAGAAGATATTGGGCCGATTACTACAAGAACACGGGTTTTCGTCCTAGGTATCCTATGCGCTCAGGTGCTGAGTACAATCTTAGTGCTCTTTATGGTGCTCGTACCTCCAGGGCCAATGCTATTGCCTCTCAGTATCGTGCTGGTGCTGGTGTGGGTGTATCTGGCGCTTATGGACTTAATGCGATCTACAGAAAAAGGTGAAAAAAATGGCAACTAACTATGTAAAGGCTAGATATCAGGAGATCTACGATTTCGGAACTCAGGCTGGTAAAACTACTATCCTCGGAGTCCACTCCCCTACTGGGAACAAGGTTCAGGATATGCTCGGTGGATTCTTCGGGCAGTTCAGGAAATACCGCTACAGTGGATGTACTGTGACCATGGTTCCTGCTGCTCAGCTTCCCGCAGATCCCCTTCAGGTTTCATTCGAGGCTGGTGCCCTCACGATAGATCCTCGTGACATGCTGAACCCCATCCTGTTTCATGGTGCCCACGGTGAATCACTGAATGAGGCTCTGAACCTCATCTACAACACTTCGACCGCTGAGATGATAGACGGTCCCTCGGTCAAGGAGATCCGTGACCAGTTTTCGATCTCTTCGTGGGGATCTGAGAATGCGTACTACTCTGCACTGTGTGACCCTTCTTTCAAAAAGTTCGGGATCCAGAGCGGTGCCAAGGTGAATCTCCGTCCCATGGTTCATCCGGTGGTACTCAATCATGCTATGCTCCCTTCCGATTCAGGAGTCGAGTATGACAATGCCTCCAACCATTACGATATGGCCTCGGATGGTGTCGGTCAGATCCTCGGAGATAATCGCATCAGTCAGGGTGCCATCGGAAATATCGTGGAGGTTGGCAGAGCTGACGCCGTGTCTGGTGTTCCCCGTCATATGTTCACTCGTGGTCTTAGGCCTCTCGGATGGCTGAACACTACTCAGTTCGCTGCACCTCTCAATGTTCCCGCTGGAGCTACCAACAAGGATTGGTTCCTGTCCTACACGTACATCCAGAAGATTATGATGGGTGTCTTCATCCTCCCTCCCTCGTACACTCAGGAGATGTACTTCAGGCTCATCATCAACCACTACTTCGAGTTCAAGGACTTCAGTACTGCACTGTCCTACTCTCCCGATGGAGCAAGGCTCGTCTATACTGAAACCATCCCTGAGCCCTCTGGTGGTTCTGGGGTCTCCAGTGCTTCTCTCGACGTGGAGAATGGAACTATCGCCAAAACTACCGATGGAGTGTTTTGATGAAGATAATCATGAAAATCATGATCAAGGTCCGTGATTGGTTGGATGCACGGATCGAATATCACAAAGAACCGTAAACATCGGGGTAATTCTCCGGTTAAACCTCTTCCTTTTTGTTGCTAATTTACCGGCAAGTAACCTTTGTCTTCTGTGGGGTAAGGGCCCCCGAATAGGCGGAGCCTCCCCAGTGGAACGTTCTCAGCGTAGGGGTCTTTCCTCCACCCCCCTATACCCCTAAAGGGGTATAGAAGGGGCTCCGCTAGTGTTACGAAAAGGAGCCCCCTCGGCCTCCTCAGAATGTGCATATACACCACCTGTCTTTGGAGAGCTTGTCTAGTTTCGGCATGGTGTTTGTCATCACCAGAACCTTTACCCCTCTTATGTTGATCATTCTCGAATGATACCGGGTGTCGTAGATCAGGCCGTCCTTTATGCTCTCGATCGCACTGTACAGTTGTTCGCTCCACTTCCGACTTCTCGGAACGTCAATTATGACATATGGTCTCCATCCTCCGTCGATGTAGCACGAGGCCACCCATTGAATGAGTCCTTTCACCGTGTCGATTGTCGGCGGTGTGACGTATGCTAGGCCACGCTCCCACAATGCCCCCGTAAACCACGATTTACCGACGTTCCCCGTCTCGTCGTACCATACCACTACCTGACGGTCGTTCGTCGCTTCTAGGGCCTGTATGGCCCGTTTCTGGTTGGGTCTGAAGGCGCCATACCTCTGTATCAGATTTTGAACACGGTCTGAATACGTGACGTATTGTCCCTCCTTGGTTTCGTATCTGCACTCATCCACTCCGTTGTCGGATTTTTCGACATGTGCGGTTGGGATGTGGTCTTGGATCCATTGGAAGAAATTGTCATTGCTTGTTTCGATTCTGATTTGCCAGTGTTCGTATCCATTTTTTCCCTTCTCCTTTCCAATGATCCATTTCTTGCAGTCGTTTTTCTCGATCATGATCCTCAGGGCGCGCTTGCTCACGGTCCTTGGGATGGTCATCATATAGGTTTGCATAAACGCCGTATTGCGAAAGCAATTTATAACGGCGCAA